GGGGTGGGTTTCGGGAAAAAATTTTTTTTAAAATGAAAATTGTGTATAGCCTGCTCTCAATTCACACTAAATCAATTTTTGTTTTCAGAATACGAGAAAAACAACTCACACTAAATCATTTTTCAATTTCGAATCACGACAAAATAATCTACTTCATCAGCCGTTTTATTATATTCTTGGAGAATATCTTCTACGAATCCTCTACCCCTTTGTCGGACCAGTTCATTAAAACTATAAGCAAATTCTACGCCCTCTGGAACTGGTATTTCACGAATAACTTTCCAGTATTTATTAAATTGCTCCCAATCGCTATAATGTATTACCATATCTAAAATAATCATACTGTCTTTGATTAATCTAAATACTTTTACAGTAATTAAATCATCATATTTAATAAAAAGACAATAATGATATTTTGAATAAGTATCTTGCGCGTATAGCCACATTTTATTATTAAAAATCAAAATAATATCTCACCCAATCTAAATCACACACATAAGCAGAAAGAGTATATTTATCAACCAAATCTACGACCCAACAATCTACCCCTTGCGGCGATAATCCTCTGCGAATTTTCACGCAATAAAATTTACCAACTTCCGCAGAATGATATGGTCTCTTTAATCGTGCAATAAGAATCTTATTGTCCATCATAAAAACATTCCGGCCCTTCTTCAATTTCTTTTATCCAATGACTTGCTGGAAAATCTACATCATAGACAGTAATCTCTCGTGGCAAGAGCCAATCATTCATAACTGTATCCCAATCAGCATACCACATATATGGCTTGCCGTCTACTTCTAATTTAATCTCACCATTCCATCTATCTTGTTTAAAAGTTAAACGATGGGGCTGACCAGTAGGCCAATTGTCCACAATGCTATCCCTGCGACGCAAACATACAAAATGTTCATATACTCCTCCTTGCGGTTTTGAATTATGTCGTCTGCTGAATTCATTTTCTAAGGCTGCCATAAAATCCTTCATGCCTTTGGGCACCTTCCTTTAATTAAAAACTCACAATCCATTTGACACTGTTTATTCGCACCATCACAAGGATAATGTCCCGAAACAAAATCCTCAATATTATTTTGCTTACAATAATTAACAAAATGTGCCCAATCCCAGTCCCGCAAAACTTCTTCCGCAATCCATTCGTTTTGCGCTCTATTATAAATATCCCATTCTTCTTTAGTAGGTTTCCGCAACCCCTCAGGAGGGTCAACATATTCTACTCTTGTTGTAGGGATTTCTTTTCCATATAATTTAATTTTTTCTTTAGTAAATCTTATAGTGGCATCACTATATTCTCGTTCCATTTTATGAAGTGGTAAAAATCCTTTTTCTTCCGCAATTTTCATACGCCATTCATCGTGTTTTTCCATTACATAAAACCCATAAGGACTAATAGTAATTGGCCCATGTTGTTTCCGCCATTCCATTCCACGCAACCCCTTTTTATTTCTATAATTATTATAACAAAAATTTTTAAATTTTTCAATTAAAAATCTTATTTTCTCTTGACTTTTCAAAAATTTTTTAGTATAATGATGCTAAAGAAGGAGGTTGATTATTATAATCAAACTAGATTATACGATCAGTTCTCCTGCGGAACGCTAGAAATTAGTGGAACAGATTTTATTAGAAACTCCTGAACCGAGCGACTAGTATCTTGAAATTCTCGCCGACTATTTAGTTCTCTGCATGGAGAAACAAGAAAAACGAGAACGAAAGTTGCTTACAGAAAATCGTTTAGCAACTATAAACAAGAGAGAAACTTCGTTTGAAGGTCTTATCGGGCAGTTGGAGAATGGCGAAGATGGTATTTACAATTTATTAACGAACGATAAGAATATAATTTTTCAACCTAAGATTAGTATTACAAAACAAGATTTAGAAGATATAGAGCCATTAAGAGAACTGCGCAAACACATTGAAAAGTGGGAAGGCTTGTAGAAAAAAGTATCTGGCAAAGATGCTTTTGTTGTAAAACGCAGTTTAATCGAAATGCGCAAGGACCAATATCTAATTAAGAATGTATATAAACCACCAATTATTTTTAACAAATTAACTCGTAATATTCATCATTGTATTGAACTTCCATTTGAAGAATGGGTTGACGATGATGATAAAGTGCGTTATAAGGGTGTATCATTCTTAGATCCAAAAGTTGTTTCGGTAATTTTATGTAATTTTAAAAAATTAAAAGAACATAGTAGAGAATCTTTACAAAGTGATACTTGGTATATGATTCGTGATTTTGAAGAATTAATGACCAGAGTATTAAATAGATATCCACTATATAAAAGAATAGTGGAATATAAAATGGAATATATTCCAAATACTGAAATTTAGGAATTACTTACTAAAGAATTTGGATTTTCTCATTCTTTGGAATATTTATCATCTTTGTGGCGAAATAAAATTCCTAAATTAATCGCTTCTCAAGCAATGGATGATTGGGTAGTATGGTATTATTCTAATGTGGAACATGGTGAATGGAAAACTTGTAATCGCTGCGGTCAAACTAAATTAGCGCATTCACGCTTTTATTCAATAAATAAAACATCTAAGGATGGATGGTATAGCATTTGTAAAGAATGCCGAAACAAGAAGAAGCGTAAGAAGGAGCGAGATTGGTTCGATGAGTGCTGAACAAGGATATTGTAAAACATGTAATAGAACCATGGATGAGAATCAGTTTTATCTCTCCAAAAGAGTAGATAAATATCCTCCAAATGGTAAAATGCCGGAATGTAAAAAATGCTTAACTCGGCATGTAGATAATTGGAATCCAGAAACTTTTCTTTGGATTTTAGAAGAAATTGATGTTCCATATATTGAAGATGAATGGACTACATTAGTAGAGCGTTATTGCCAAGATCGTAGCAAAGTTACAGGAATGACAGTTCTTGGTCGATATCTCTCTAAAATGAAATTAAAGTAGTATAGAGATAATACTTGGGCCGATACGGAAAAGTTGAAAGCAGAGGCAGAGGCTCGGAAAGTCAAAGCAATGACTGAACGAGGATTTACCGGTGAGTAGATTGAAGAGGCATTGGCTGCGGGCACTATGCCAGAAAAACCTGAAGGTTGGGATGATCTTGCCGATGAAGGAGCAGGAGTATCTCCAATTGACATGCTGGAACCCTTAGATTTTAATGATGACCTAACTGAAGAAGATAGAAAAATGCTTTCTTTAAAATGGGGCAAAACTTATAGGCCATATGAATGGGTCCAATTAGAATAGTATTATCAAGAGATGATGTAGTCATTTGATATTTAGACTCCATCGCATGAAGATTATTTAAAACTTATTTGTAAAACATCACTTAAGGCCCATCAACTTATTGACCTGGGTGACATTGAAGGTTTCCAAAAGATGTCTAAGGTATATGACTCTTTGATGAAATCTGCGAAATTTACTGCGGTTCAGAATAAAGCAGAATCTGGTGAATATGTTAATTCGATTTCTGAATTGGTGCTTTTGTGCGAAAAAGAAGGCGGTTTTATTCCTCGCTTTTATACCGAAGAACCAAAAGATAAAGCCGATTAGACATTGCGCGATTTGCGTGGTTATACTCATAAATTGGTTACTGAAGAAATGAATTTGGGCACACTTATTGAAGGTGCGGTTAAAGCCCTTCAGCGCCAGGCTGAACAAGCAGAAGATGAAGATATTGATGACGAAGATTTAGACTTCCTTGAAGAAACTGAAAAAGCACTTCAAGATGATGATTTTGAGGAACATTTTAATTTCTTAGAACATCAAGCCGAGGAAGATGAAGCATTATTGCGAGAACTACTCGGAGAGGATGTTGAATAATGGCTTTATAGGATTTATTAAATTTAACTCAAGATAGATAGAAAATTGGATTATCTGAAGAACGCGTAACAGCAATCATTCCGGAGGCTCGCAAAGCCATTTCCTATTGGCGCGAGTATCCGGATATGTTTGTTGATTTTATGGCCGGTAACTGGTTACCAGAGCCGCCGAAAGAAACATTAAAGTTATTCTTTTATCAGCGTGTATTTTTACGCGCGGCAATGCGTTATAAATATGTATATGCAGTTTTCCCTCGTGCTTATTCTAAATCTTTTTTATCAGTTCTTATTTTAATGACTCGTGCGATTCTTTATTCTGGTTCTAAATTATTTGTTACTTCTGGTGGTAAGGAACAGGCATCTGGCATTTTGAAAGAAAAGGTGCAAGAGATTTGCACTCTTGTTCCAGGTTTTGCAAAAGAAATTGATTGGGGTAGAGGGCAGACTCTTGAAGGAAAAGATTATTGTAAATATATTTTCCGCAATGGTTCTTTTATTGACAACTTGGCGGCAAGCGAGAAATCAAGAGGTAAGCGTCGTCATGGAGGTCTTGTGGAAGAATGTGTTGGTGTTGATGGAACTATTCTTAACGAAGTTATTATTCCTGTTATGAATGTTTCTCGACGCCTCCCCGATGGAACAAAAGATGATGATGAAGTTCTTAATAAAAGTCAAATCTTCGTTACAACTGCCGGTTGGAAAAATACCTTCGCTTATGATAAATTAATACAGATGTTAGTTGGCGAAATTACTCAGCCAGAAAAATTCTGTATTATGGGTGGCACTTGGCGTATTCCAGTTGCGATGCATCTCTTGGATAAAAACTTTATTCGAGATCTTAAACTGGACGGCACTTTTAATGAAATGTCTTTTGCGCGAGAATATGAATCTCAATGGTCTGGAACTATTGAAGATGCTTTCTTCCGCACTGAACAATTTGATCGTAATAGAATTTTAAAACAACCTGAATATGAATATTCTGGTCGCAGCACCAAATCGGCATATTATGTATTATCTGTCGATGTTGGTAGAAAGGGTTGCGATACTGTTTGCTGTGTGTTTAAAGTTACGCCGCAAACTGCAGGATCTTCTTTTAAAACTTTGGTCAATATTTATACAATTCATAACGAGCATTTTGAAGAATAGGCGATCGCACTTAAAAAATTATTTTATAAATATAAGGCGCGTCGATTAGTTATTGACGGTAATGGTCTTGGTATCGGTTTAGTTGACTATATGGTAAAATCATAGATCGATCCAGATACTGGAGATACTTATCCTGATTTCGGTGTTGAAAATGATGTTGATGGTGAATATAAGCGTTTCCGCACTTAGCAATGTGAATTTGACGCTATGTATATCATTAAAGCAAATGCACCTATTAACACTGAAGCTCATGCTAATGCACAGTCTCAATTGTCTTCTGGTAAAGTGAAACTTCTTGTTGATGAAAGAGTCGCTAAAGTAAAATTAATGGGGACTAAACGCGGACAAGAAATGAAACCAGAAGAAAGGGCAGAATATTTGAAACCTTTTACCCTAACTTCCATATTAAAAGAAGAGATGATGAACCTTCGTGAAGAAAATGAAGGTGTTAATATCATTTTAAAGCAGGCTAATAAAGGTATTGCGAAAGATAAGTTTTCTGCTTTTGAATATGGCTTATATTATATTAAATAGGCCGAAGACAGCAAGAGAAAGAAACGCAAGGGTCGCATATCAGATATGATGTTTATTAATTGAGGAGGATTGTATGAGAGCATCTCGAGGAGAAATTAAAATACAAGAAATCCTACAAGAAGCTGGCTTGCATTTTACTATGGAACAATCCTTCGAAGGATTAAACAGCACAAACGGAAGAGCACTCCGTTTTGACTTTTGTGTATTTGATGATGATGGCAATATTGATTTTTTAATTGAATATCAAGGAAAATAGCATTATGAGCCATCAAGCAAATTTGGCGGTAAAAAAGGTTTTTATTAGCAGTAGTATAATGATAATAAAAAGCGTCGATTTTGTTAGCAGAATGATTTCACTTTAATTGAAATTCCATACACAGAAGAGAATCTTATTGATTATGATTATATTATGACTAAAGCTGGGTATTGAGGAGGTGTAATATTTTGCGTAATCGAAAGCAAGAGTTGATTAAAGAAAAAGGTTTCGCGATGGCGCCTCGTCCCAGAGTGATTGAGTCATATACTGCTGATACGGATCTCGAAGAATTGAATGCAATTGATTTTGCCAGACTTCGTGTTGGACTTTAGACTTTGGATGATGCTATTTTAGACCTTGGATCTTTAAAAAAGAATAATCGTCAGTTTGGCGATAAGAATACTATTTTAAAGGCGCTTGGTCAAAAAGACTATCGCACATTGAGAGAAATCTCTAATTATTATTATGAGATGAGCGGTATTTATGAAAGACTTTGTAAATATTTTGCTTTCTTGTATAGATATGATTGGTATGTTGTTCCTTATATCAATGAAGAGACTGGAACTGCAAAAACCAAGAATAATAAAGTTCTTGCGGATTTTGCTAAAGTTTTATATTATTTAGATAACTCTGATATAAAAATGATGTTTGGCAATATTGCGCTTGAAATTATTAAAAATGGTTGTTACTATGGTTATATTGTAGATACTGCAAAGGGTATGACCATGTAGCAATTGCCGATTGAGTTTTGCCGCAGTCGTTTTATGCATGGTAATTCTCCTGCCGTTGAGTTTAATATGAAGTTTTTCGATGAAAAATTTGCAAATATTGAACAGCGCATGAGAATTTTGAAAATGTTCCCAGAAGAGTTTACAAAAGGTTATGTTATGTATAAGAAAGGTAAACTCAAAGATGAGAATGGAGATTTGGGCTGGTATTTGCTCGATCCTGCATGTGCGGTTAAACTTAATTTAAATGGCAGCGATTATCCAATTTTGGCCAATGCCATTCCAGCGATTTTGGATTTGGATGCGGCGCAGGATTTAGATCGTCGTAAGACCATGCAAAAATTATTAAAAATTATTATCCAGAAATTGCCTCTTGATAAAAATGGCGATTTAATTTTCGATGTTGATGAAGCAAAAGATATCCACAATAATGCGGTTTAGATGTTAAAGCGCGCGGTTGGTGTAGATGTTATGACTACTTTTGCCGATGTCGATGTTGCAGATTTAGCGGATAAAAATACTACAACAACTTCTGACGATCTACAAAAAGTAGAACGCCAGTTGTATAATGCCATGGGTGTTTCTCAGAATTTGTTTAATACTGATGGTAATATTGCTCTTGAGAAGTCTATTTTAAATGACGAGGCTTCTATGAGAAATCTTATTCTGCAATTCCAAGTTCTTTTAAATAGAATAGTTGGTCGTAAGTTTGGTTCTAATAAGAAATATCATTTTAGAGTAGTGTTGTTGGAGACGACAGTCTACAACTACATCGAGCTTGCGAAGATGTACAAGGAACAAGTACAACTTGGATATTCCAAGATGTTACCTCAAATTGCTATGGGTCATTCACAAAGCGCGGTGATTGCTAACGCCCATTTTGAGAATGAAGTGTTGCATTTATATGAAATTATGATCCCACCAATTATGAGTTCTACTATGAATCCCGAGGCCATTTTAGGACAAAAGAATTAGCCTAAAGGTCAAGGAACATAGACTGGTTCCGAATCTGGTTCTAAAGGTGGACGCCCAGAGAAGTCCAATGATTAGAAGTCAGAAAAGACTATTAAAAATAAAGAATCTGCGAATTAATAAAGGGAGGAAGGGTTAAAATGCATATTAGTATTCCTGTTGATAATACAATTGAATTACTTAACTTTACTCCCTTTAACCCTTTAATCTCAAAGTGTTAGATTAAAGTGTGTTATGTGGGAGAAGATCCTAATAGAAACCATAGCGTCATTACAAAAGATGTCGCCAAGGAGATGGCAAAAACTTTGCCGGGTTCTCCTATTGTAGGTTTCTTTAATAAGGAGCAAGGCGATTTTGAAGAGCATAATCGCGTAATCGATGTATCAAATGGTAGATTTGATGTTATTGATACAACCCGTCCATATGGTTTTGTTGATTTTTCTGCAAAAGTTTGGTTTTAGAAGTTTTTAGATGATGGCGTTGAACATGAGTATTTAATGACTGAAGGCTACATCTGGACTGATATTTATCCTGAATCAAAGCGTGTTATTGATAAAGGAAATAATCAATCTATGGAACTTCATAATAAATTAACTAAAGGAAAATGGACAAAAGATGAAAACGGAAGGGTAAAATTTTTCATTATTAATGAAGCAGTAATCCAGAAATTATGTATTCTTGGAGAAAATGTTGAACCCTGTTTTGAGGGTGCCGGTATTGCGGCGCAATTTTCATTCGACGATGAATTTAAGAATAACTTATATTCAATGATGAATGAGTTAAAACAAGCCTTGCAAGAAGGAGGAGAAACTCAAATGACTGAGGAAATCAAGAATCCAGAAGTTGAACAGGAGGAAGTACCTGCGACTGAGGATACTGAATTTAAAAAGAAGCCGGAAGAGGAAGAGGAAGAAGAGAAAAAGAATCCTTCTTCTGAGGGCGAAAAGGATTCAGAGGATAAAGAAGAATCTGATGAATCTAAGAAAGATGAAGAAGAAGACGATGAGGATGAAAAGAAAAAGAAGAAGATGAATCATGCTGCTTCTGACGAAGAGGAAGAAGAAGTATGTGAAAAGTGCGGAAAGAAAAAGTCTGAATGCACTTGCAAGAATTATTCTTTGGAAGAGATTCCTGAGTATGTCGAACTTCAGAATAACTATTCTGCGCTCGAGGAGAGATTTAATGCTCTTACCGCAGAAATTGAGCCACTTCGCCAGTTTAAGGCAGAAGCGGACAAGAAAGAAAAGCAGGCTATGATTGATAGTTTCTATATGCTTTCTGAAGCTGATAAGGCCGAAGTCGTTGCTAATATTGATAACTATTCTGTAAATGATATTGAAGCTAAGCTTGCTATTATTTGTGTTCGTAACAAGGTTAATTTCAACCTTGATGAAGATAAAAAAGAGGAAGCCAAAGAAGAACCAATGGTATATTCTTTGACAGATAATGATGATGGTGATGACGCACCTGCTTGGATTAAAGCAGTTCGCGAGACCGCCAAAACTATGATTTAATTAAGGAGGAAGCTAAAAATGGCTTTTAAGAGTTTTTCACAGGCCGCTATGGTTAACCGTGGTTTTGGCCAGGTCGAGCCTAACCATTTGAGCGCTCGCTTCACTGGTGAGATCTATGCTCAGATGCCAGCTGCTAAAGACATTAATGTTCTCGAGCAGGGCCAGTTTGTAAAGTATGATTATGCTAATCGTGCTGTTAATTTCACCGGCGTTGGTGAATGGATGTTGGTATTCAATGAGATCAAGCTTTATCGTGATTGGGAGACCGATGAGGACTTCGCAATGATCAAGCGTGATTATAATGCTTATGTTTATAGCCTTATGGGTCAGAACTCCGATGGTTCTATGACTGAGGAGCAGTTGATTAAGACTTACACTTCTCTTGGTCAGCAGGCCACTGGTGAGAAGATTGAAGAGCTCCCAGAACTCGGACGCCTTCCTGTTGGTTATACTTATGAGCGTGAAGTAATGGAAGATCCTGCTGCAATGCCAGAAGGCACTGTAATGGTTCCTCGTGTATTCAAGACTCATGAGGGTGATATTTTCACTACTAATACTGTTAATGCTAAGTTTGACGATGTTAAGGTTGGCGACCTCTTGAAGGTTGGCGACAATGGTATCCTTACCCCTGGCGGCAATATGGAAACCGATGCTATGGTATGGCAGATCGTTAAGAAGTACACTATGCCTGACTTACAGCCTGCTGTTAAAGTTATGCGTGTGAAGTAATTTAGGAAAGGAGATTAATTAGCTATGTTAGAAAGAAATGAATTGCTTAAATTAATGAAGGCTACTGCTCAAGCTGATCGCTCCAATCCTGTTGCTTACAGCTTCAATGGTGAAAGCCTCAATTATGATGCTCTCAACGAGACTCTTCGTCGTGAGCTTAATGAATATGCTGGAACTTATTCTTTGTTCCGTGAAAACAAGAACTTGATTTTCTCTTTGATTGAGGAGACTATTGATCTTCTCCTTCCAAAGAAGGTTAATGAAAACTATGGTGAATTTGCTGAGACTAAGGTTTATGCTCAGGGTGATAAGCCAATCTTCACTGTAAAGGGCAACTATCACAATCGTGCAAAGCAGTTCATCACCAAGGTTGGACTTGCTGGTATTTACGAAGTATTCAAGCTTGGTAAAGAGCGTTCTTTCGAACTCCAGACCAGCGCTTGGGGCGGAGCTGCTTACATTGGCTTCGAAGAGTTCCTTGATGGACATGTTGATTTTGCTGAAGTAACCAAGATCATCATGGATGGCATGGATGAGTTTGTTTACAAAGAAATCGCTAAGGCTCTTCAGAGCACTATTTCTCAGCTTCCTGAGGCCAATCGTGTTACTGCTACTGGTTTTGAAGAGGCTTCTTTCGATCGTCTCTTGAGTGTTGCTGCTGCTTATGGTACTCCTTCTATTTATTGTACTTATGAGTTCGCTGTTAAGATGATTCCTGCTGAGGGCTGGATTTCCGATGCTATGCGTGACGAGAAGTGGGCTAAGGGCTACTTCGCTAATTACAAGGGCTATCGCGTAATCATTCTTCCACAGAGCTTTGAGGATGAAACCAATAGCCGCAAGGTTATCGATCCTGGTTTCGTTTGGATCATCCCAGCTGGCCATGAGAAGCCTGTTAAGGTTGCTTTTGAAGGCAATACCATTGTTGACGAGTGGGTTAACAAAGATCGTAGCCGTGAGATTCAGGTATACAAGAAGGGTGGCGTTGGCGTTATCGCGACTCCTGATATCTGTGTATATGTTGATACTGAGCTCAAGGGTCATATGGATGTAATGGATGGTTTTATTAACCTCTAATTTATAAAATAAGCGGGGCGGGCTTATACGCCCACCCCGATTTTATTTATTTGTGAGAAAAAGGAGTTTTTATTATGGATATGAATCAGAAAGTGGAAGTGAAGAATCGCAGTCATTCTACTGTTGTTTATACTCTTCCAGAAATGTCAATTCGTCGTCAATTTACCCCAGGAGAAAGTAAGCAAATTACGATTGCCGAGCTTGAAGCATTGACTTATAGACCCGGTGGTTTAAATATTATTCTTGATTGTCTTTTGATTAAAGATCAGGGTATTGCTAATCAAATTATTAATCATAAGATTGAACCTGAATATTGGCTTGATAATGATGGTATTATTAAGTTGTTAAAAGAAGGAAGTCTTGATGAATTCCTCGATTGTCTTGATTTTGCTCCTGATGGTGTTATTGAGTTAATTAAAGTTGCTGCTACTAAGTTGCCTTTGAACGATGTCGATAAGCGTCAAGCTTTGAAACAAAAGACTAATTATGATTTGGACCGTGCTTTACTGAATATGCGCTTAGTTAAAGAGGAAGAAGAAAGTGCTGGAAAGACAGAGGAAGTAAAGGTTGAACGCCGCGTTCAGAAGGCTCCTGCGCGTAGAACAGAGACTCCAAATTATAAAGTAGTAAAGCAAGGAGAATAATAATGGCGACCACTTTTGAAACTATTATTGATAAGTTTTTAGGGAAAGTCACTGATGATTTATATCTTGAAATGACTCCTGAAGAAACCATATAGGATGCAAAATAGTTTCTACTTGATGCCATACCTTATTTTGAATTTCCGCGTTTTGCGCTATATGATTATGACGCAGATTTGGAGCAATATAATATTGAATTAACTGCGGAAGAAATTAATATTTTAGCAATTTTAATGAAGATTACATGGCTTGAAAGATAGATTTATTCTGTTGAAGTAACAAGAATGAAATATTCTGGCAGTGATTTTAAATTTACTTCTCAAGCAAATCATTTATCAAAATTGCTTAGTGCAAAATCGGAAGCTGTGCGTGAATCAACTCATGCACAGCGTTTGTATAAGCGCAGAAAATTTAATGCGGATGGCACAGTGTCCTCTAATTGGAGTTGTCTAATAGAGGAGAGTGCGTTAGATGATTAAAGGATTTTCTGAAAAAATTATAAATGCTGATATTAAGCGTTTAATTAATCAAGTTTGGAAACTATTACCTATGAGAGAGAATAATGAAAGTTGGGAGAATCAACTTTCATCTGTTCTTGTAGAATTATATGGCTTACATCATATTTTTTGCGGTCAATTAGATTTTCTTATTTTAATTAGTAAATTAGAAGGTCTTAAAGATGTAAGTGATTTTTATATATATAGAACAACAGTTTTTAGCGCCATATCGCTATTAACTGAATTAGCAAATAGTTTAGATGAATAATCTTGAACTATTAAAAAGACGCGCAAGATTAGCTGATAATGACCGCCAGCATTTGCGCATGGTTGAAGGAAAACGAAAGAGTTTTCATAGAGCCTTATTATATTCTTATTAGACTGCTTGGATTAAAAAAGATGGCGCAGAAGAATATGTTCGCGCATTAATTAATCCAGATAAAGTTAAATTTGATTATGATGAAAAAATCTTGTCTGTTGGATTTGAACATGGTTTTGAACCCGGAGATAGTTTTGAATGGAAAAATACTGGGACTCATTGGCTAATATTGCGGCAGGAATTAAGTGAATTAGCTTATTTTAGAAGTAATATTCGTCGTTGCCAATAGTTAGAAGTAACTGATCCAGAAACTGGCGAAAAAGATTAGATCTGGATGGCAATTAGAGGACCGGTTGAAACTAAAATTAATTCTATTCAAAAAGCAGGAATAGTCGCGGATGTGCCTAATCTTTCTCTTGTATTTTATATAAAAAATACTGAGAGAAATATAAAATTATTTGACAGGTATTGCAGATTTGCGTTTGCAGGTAAATATTGGGAAGTTTAGGCTCCTGATATAATTAGCACTCCAGGAATTATTGAAATCACTGCCGAAGAAGATTTTGAATGTCATCATGATGAATTAATTATTGAACCAGTTGATCCTAATAAAGAACCCGAAAAATATGAGGCTTTTATTGAAGGAGCAACTTTTGTCAAACCTTTAGAAACGACAGTTTTTAAAATTAATGGAACTGCTGAAGGAGACTGGTCATTAGAGTTACCTAATGAAAGTAAAGACATAGAAGATATGTTAGAGTGGTCTCTTGAAAATAATGAATTACATGTTACTTGGATCAGCATGGTTAGTGGTTCATATATAGTTAGTTTTGGTGATTTAAGTAGAACTGTAATTGTATAGTCATTATTTTAATAATGATAGGAGAAAAAGGTGAAATTAAAGTTAATGACAGGAGTAGATATTCCTATTCCGGATATATAGACTGTCGTTCATTAGCCGAAAATAATTGAAATTTCTTATATGGGAGAATTTGAATTTTTTAATTCGGCACAAACTTTTTGTTTTAATAAAGATTTACTTTTAGCAAATAATCCACAGGGCAATACTGGTTTGGAAGCTATGAGTAATTTTTAGATATTTATGACATTGATAACAGACGAAAAAGTTAAAGATGTCGAAAAAAGAAGAAATGATATGATGTCATTTTTTACTTTATTATTTCCCGGATATAATCCACAATTTATGCCAAGAGGAATTTATTTTAATAATCCTGAGAATAAACATAATTTCACTTTAAATGATAGTAATTTTGATGAAATTCAAAATATTGTTAATTAGATTTGTTGTGTTTAGAGAGATGGTTCAAATAGTGGATTTAATCCAAAAGGTAAGAAGGCTGCGGAGATTGCTCAGAAATTGATGCTTGGTCGTGTAAAAACGGCAGAGTCAAAAGGTGAAAAATCTGATAGTGGCATCTTATCTCGTTATGTGTCTATTCTCACGATAGGTTTAGAGTCGATGAGCTTAAAAGATTGTTTAAATCTAACGCTTTATCAAATATATGACTTAATCGAAAGATATGGTTTATATACTTCGTGGGATTTGGATATAAAGTCTCGTCTGGCGGGCGGAAAGCCTGACTCTAAACCAGATGATTGGATGAAAAATATTCACTAAAATTAAGGAGGAAACGACCTATGAAATTTGGCGTTCGCGAAATTTGTGATGTTGTTCTCAAGAAAAAGGCTCCAGGCTGGTTTGGTAAGCTTTATCTCGAAGCTGGCATGCCAGTTATCTATTTTGATACTTTGAAGACTTCTACCCTCGAGGGTGCTGCTACTACTGTTTACGCACAGGGTGGTAAAGGTAACCCACGCTTGGTAGCTTGGGAAGGCGACCGTACTGTTACTTTCACCATGGAAGATGCTTTGATCTCTCCTGAAAGTTTCTCTGTTCTTTCTGGTGCTGGTTTGATGGATGCTTCTACTGAGCAGCCTATCTTCGTTCATGCTACTCAGCAAGTTGCTGTTGATGCAGAAGGTGCTATTACTCTTGAGAATAAGCCTGCTGTAGCAGCAGACAGTAAGTATGTTGAAACTTATGTTATGATTATGACTTCAGATGGTGCTATTGATACCAGTTTCCCACCTGTTCAGATGGATTTGGTAGCTACTGGTGATACTAACACTGTTACTAATCTTTATACTGATTTCAAGAAAGCTTTGGATGCTTATGATGCAAAGTATAAGGATACTGTTCATGGTTATACTGAGCATATTATCCCAGCTAGTCTTTTAAATGATGCTCAAGATGGTTTTGCTAAAGATACCATTCTTTATGTAGACTATTATGTAAAGGCTAACAAGGGTGTTAAGCAGATTGATATTGAAGCTGGTAAGTTCGGTGGTTCTTACTATCTTGAGGCTTCTACCTTGTTCCGTGATCAGGCAACTGGTGAGGATTATGCTGCTGAGTTCATCATTCCTAACTGCAAGGTACAGTCTAACTTCACTTTCACCATGGCTCCTTCCGGCGATCCTTCCACTTTCACTTTCACTATGGACGCTTTCCCGGACTACACCAAGTTCGATAAGACCAAGAAAGTTATTGCGGCTCTCCAGATCGTTGAGGATCATGAGGTTGTTAAGAACGGTTAATTTAAATTTCCATAAGGGGAAGCATTTTTATGCTTCCCCTGATTTTTTTTTAGATAAAAAGGAGTGCGATTTATGCGAGTTGGAAAGAATTATTTTGAAGAAAAGAAATCAAGTTTTCTTTCTATCGAAAAAGATTTAGCATTAATTATAAAACAAATTATGGAAAATTAGAATTTAATGAAAATGTTATATTATACTTAGCAGGATTGCTTAAAGGCAAAAGATTTATCTAAATAGCAGATTTATGGAATGCTTAATAAATAGATTAAAATTGTGCCACAAATTAAAATTGATACAGAATGTCCGACCTATGTCTTAATAACATTTACTAATTTTACACCAAATGCAACAAATCCAGAATTTAGAGATTTTTATATGAATTTTGATATTCTATGCCATCCTGATCATTGGAATTTAGGAGATTTTTAGCTTAGACCTCATAAAATTGCTGGCGAATTGGATGCTATGTTTAGAGATAAGAAATTAACGGGAATAGGAACTACACAATTCATCTCCGGTGATAATCTTTTACTTTATGATGATTTGATTGGATTTACATTAACATATAAAGTAATTCATGGTATTGAAGATGAGATTCCATAAGGAGGTGCTGTAAATGGCTGGTGGATTTTTTGGTGTATCAGTTGAAGAAGCATTAACCAGATCTGGTATCTTAGATGGAATTATTAAACATTTTTAGAATATGTCACAGGAAGAATGGCGTAAAATTTAGATAATGGGGAATAATTTAGATAAAGAATTATTGATTTTACACGATTTAAAGGAGCAATTTAATGCTGCGAATAATTTATTAAAAAAATTTAGTGCAACTTCTTCTGGAAATAATACTGATGGGACAAGATAGAAGGGTTCTCTTGAAGCTACATAGAAATTTAATTTAATAAAAAAACAGTTGCAACCATAGTTAATTAAAGTTTTTACGATGGAACATGAATTATTAGATACGTTAACTGATGGAGCTACCACTACTGCTGATTATGCAATTTATTATTATGGAGAAGCTTCGGGTGGAAAGCATATAATGAGTAGTCGTATTGTGGCATCAGATTTATATGCAAGTGATTATTTACAAGTAAATAATTAGGGCAATTTAATGTTATCATAGTAGGTTACTTAGGCTAAAGAATTATTAAAAGATACAGAAGATTTGTCTCAAAATGAGCAGGCTTTAAAAGATTTAGATGAGTTAGTAAAAACTATGATGGCGTTTTTTAGAGAATTGTCTTCTGAATATAATAAAATTAAAACTGAAGCAACTAAAAAACATTTAGGTTATGAGAAAGATCGTATCCATGATGTGCTTTTAGAAATGTAGAAAAATAATGAAATTAAAGAGACATTTAATGAACGCGTAAATAGAATGCGAGAATTCTTATTCGCGGGAGGGAAAATAGGTCCTGGCGGTAGAATTAATAGAGGTCATATTGTAGAAGCATATCGTCATTTACAATAGGCTAGACAAAATGGCGATTCAATTTCTTATTACAAAGCATTACAGCTGGCTTTAAATGATGATCCTTGGTATATTGGTGGCGACGTTGGACATACTCAGGTAAAAGCGTTTTTTGATAAAAATGATCGCCAAATTGCAACATATGGTAGTATTGTTAGTTTAGGACATAAATTGGTAAATATGATTAAAAATGTCGCAAAAACTACATTTGATAAAATCCGCCAGCTTGGTGAATAGAGAATTAAGGGAAAAGACGCGATGGCTTGGAGATAGTCTGATAAAGAATTACAAGCTTTATTAGAAAAAGAAATTGACGAATTAATGAAAATACTTGACAAATAAAAAATTTTCTGTTATAATACAATAAAGAATTGAGAAAAAGGAGATTATTATTATGGCTAAAATTTCTTTAAATAAGATTGCTCCAATTAAAACAGTTGAAGCAAAAATTATTACTATTGCTGATTAGGAAATTACTGTTGAACAGTATCTTCCTGTAAATGATAAGCTTGCTATTGTTGAGCGAGTTCTTGATGCAGTAATTGATGATACGGGTTATATGAATCCAGTTCGTTTATCTATTTTTACAAATTTAGAAATTATTAAGACTTATACCAATATTTCTATTACTGATAAAATGATGGAGAATGCAGCAAAGACTTATGATACTCTTATTATGAATGGTGTTCTTGATGCAGTTATTACTGCAATTCCTGATGAAGAGTATAATGAATTATTTGATGCTATTGTTGATTCTGGAGAGCATGTAATTAAGTATTTGAATTCTTTTGCTGGAATGATGAAAACTATTACTGCTGATTATAAAAATACAGAAATGAACGTAGAACAACTTATGGCAGATCTTGGAGATCCAGAAAAAATTGGTCTTGTAAAAGATATTCTTGATAAAATTGGATAATATATTTTAAATAAAAATGATATAATATAGGAAATTTCGGGTGGCAAAAGCCGCCTTTTTTGTTATATAAGAGAGAAAGGAGTAATTTAATATGGCTGGCGGTAATGTAAAATATACTTTTCAAGTTGATGCTAATACTTCTTAGGCTAAAAAAGCTATGGATGAATTGCGTCGAAGTATGGATAAATTATCTGAAGCGCAAGAGGGCAAAAGTTTTTTTAATGAAAACTTAAACTAGGCAGTAGCTAGCGCGAAAGAATTAAAATATCATTTAAATCAAGCTATGGACGCGAAAACCGGTTAGCTAAATTTAAATGTTTTTAATAAATCATTAAAAGATGCCGGGTAGTCTGCAACGCAATTGATGTAGAGTCTACTATAGGGTGGAGCACAAGGACAATAGACTTTTATTGCTTTAGCTAGTGCCATTGCTCAATCAGAAGCGCCTTTAAGAAGAATGAATCAAAATCTTAAAGATTTTGGTACTACATTAAAGAATACAGTTAAATGGGAATTATCTTCTAGTATAGTTCATGGATTAGAGTCCGCTTTTTCTGGAGCAGTTTCTTATGCTAAGAATTTAAATTCTTCATTAACTGATATTAGAATTGTTACGGGTAAAAGTGTTGAAGATATGACTCGATTCGCTGAGTAGGCAAATAAAGCGGCTAAATCATTGTCAACAACAACTAAAGCATATACAGATGCTTCTTTAATTTACTTCCAACAAGGTGATAGTGAAGAAGACGTAGCTAAAAAAGCTGCAATTACTATTAAAGCTGCGAATGCTTCAGCGAAAACTTCTACCGCGGAAATGTCTGAATATTTAACTGCGGTATGGAATTCTTACCAAGTTGGGGTAGATGAATTAGAGCGTTATGTTGACATCATGGCTGCTCTTGGTGCTAAAACTGCGACTAGTTTAGAAGAAATTGCAACTTCTATGCAAAAGGTCGCTGCTACCGGTAATACAGTAGGCGTATCAATGGAGTAGGTTTCTTCTATTATTGCCACTGTATCTTCTGTTACCCGTGAATCTGCAGAATCCATTGGTACTTCTTATAAAACTATTTTTGCTCGTATGGGAGACTTAAAGCTTGGCGCAAAAGACGAAGATGGAATAGGATTAGGTCAAGTATCTAAATCTCTTGAATCTATTGGTGTTGAAGTATTAGATGCATCTGGCGATTTAAGAGATATGGGCGATATTATTACTGATCTTGGTAATAAATGGTAGACTATGTCTAATGCTGAAAAAACTGCGATTGCATAGGTCGTCGCGGGTAAAAGACAATATACTCAATTAATGGCATTGTTTGAAAATTGGGAAATGTATCAAGATAATATGGCTATTGCTGGTGATTCAGAAGGAGCTTTACAAGATATGGCAGATATTTATGCAGAGTCTTGGGAAGCAGCTTCTGCAAGAGCTGCTGCATCCATGGAAGCTATTTACTCCTAGCTTTTAAATGATTAGGCTATTATTAAATTTACAGATTCTTTAGCTGGTATTACTGATGCTATTTCTGGTATTATTGATTCTTTTGGCGGTTTGACTGGCGTTTTAACTAGAGTTGGAGCAATAGCGACAGCAGTATTCTAGAAATCAATGGCTAAAGGTATTGGAAATGCTGCTAGCTCGTTGGGTGTATTTTTATCTTAGTTTCAAGGAAAAAATATTAAGCAAATTTTTGGTATGTTTAGTGGAAATCAAATTAAAAGCAAAGAGCAAATTGAATATAATAAAAATAATTAGATGTTTCGCAGTAGTTTAGATAAAATGATCCCTTAGAATCAATCTGAGGCTTTAGCTATTAATAGCGCAAAAACTTTATTAAATTTAAAAGAATAGCTTATTGGTGCAGAATCTAGATTATCTGATACTTAGAAAGCTCGAGCTCAAAGTATGATTGGAGATTTATCTAAAGAACAAAATAAATTAATTGAAATGCAACAAGAATATGACAAATACGAAGAGGAACAAAAAAATAAAAAACGTGATTTATCTTCTAACCTTGTCGCGGCAGCGCAATCTGATTTATCTGATATTGGCTAGGACTTAAATAGTAAAAAGATGAAAGAAGAATTAGATTTCTTCTTTTCTGATGCCGATACGGGCTTCGGGGGTTCAACAAATGTATACGCCGCACAAATTACGGATACAAAAAGCGCCATAGAAGTATTATAGACATCAATGTCAGATATGGCGGCTTTTGATGTTTTTGAATAGAATTTAGCTACTATAAAAAATAGTGCTTCTAGTACGAGTGATAGTACTGAATAGGTTCGAGCGGCAGTAGAAGCTCTTAAAGATTCTTTAAGTGAAAATATTGATGCTAAAGCTTTAGATGGTGCTGGTACCGACATCGAAAAATTAGAATCTCGAGTAAAGAAACTAAAATAGACCACTGAAGAATTTGCAGGTGAAGATGGCCTTTGGGATGAAGCAGCGGCTAATATTCATAGTGCTTATGGAATTAAAACTGAATAGGCTTTAAATAATATTAAAAATAATGCATATGAAGAAGCTACCAAAAAAGCAAATATGAAATTTGGGTTAGCAGGACAGCAATCTATTGTTGCAAATAGTGAAAGCGCGATAAAAAAATTATTTGCAGGAAATCAAGAAACAGTAGATGCTTTTGGTAAATCTTTATCTCAAGTAGTTGGTACGGCAATGTCAGTTGCAGATGCTTTTCAGAGCGGAGCTATGGCGGTAGAAACTTTAACAGATGAAACTGCCTCTTTAGGTAATAAAATGATGTCTGTTGCGAGTGCTGCTTCTACTCTTGTTTCTGGCTTTATGTCTGGTGGTCCTTGGGGATTAGTATTATCTGCAGTTGGATTAATTGCTTCTGTAGTAATTCAAGGATTTGAAGAAGCTGAAGAAAAACGTAAAGAACTTTTTGATGAAACATTATCTGATGCAGAACAAAAAACAGCAGATAACTCTGCAGAGTTATCTAATGCTTAGGATTTATTAAATACTTATAATGAATTATATGCTCGTTATAAAGCGGGAGAAGATGTCTAGTCTGAATTAACAGCAAGTGCAATGGCATTAGCTGAAGCATATGGTATTGCAGATGCTGCAATAGCAGCAATGTCAGGTGATTTTGCAGAATTTAATAAATAGTTAGAAGATAATTTAAAATTTACAAAGCAATTAACAGACGCCGAAAATGCAAAAAATTTAGCAGAAGGTGCAGTTGGCCAGGCAAAAGTAGGAAAAATAAAAAATGTTAGTGATACAGATTTAGGATTCACTCATTTTATGGATAGTCCTAATGTAGAGACTCAAGAAGCAGTAGTATCTGCGGAAGGCGCGATTTTATCTTACGCAGAGAATTTAATGTTATCTAGAAACACCGACACGTGGAAATTTTTAGATTAGGCTTTTGCTCAAGGTGCAGATGTTAATGATGAGTCTACTGGTGATTATACTTTTGGAGCAACGACAGTTTTAAGAGATTTTATAAATTTTGCAAAAGAAGAAGGAAACAATGCTCAATTAGCTTTTGATAATTTAATGGCATCCCATGGTATCGAAGGTATAAATATGGGAGATGAAGAAGCCATTCTTACCGCATTAGAGGAGAATGGTATATCTGTTGGAGCATTTTTAGAACACTTTTATTCTTTAGTAATTAAAAAAGGAACTGAAAATTTATCATTACTTGACAGCGGTTTTAGTATGAAAGAGATAGGTTCTTGGGGTGAAACAACTGTTGTTGATTAGTTACCAGATTTAATTACTGATGTAAATGCTATAATTATGGAGCCTTTCCAAGAATAGGTTGAATAGGCTGCTTTTAGTTTAGAATCTATTAAAGGTGAATATAGTGATTTATGGGATTCTGAAAGCGGTAAATTTACTTGGGATGATAATGCTTCTGCAGTCAGAAAATTAGAACTTTATGAGAGATATGTGGCTTGGGAAGAATAGTTGCGATAGAGATTAACTGAAGTTAGTGCAGATAGTCCTGAAGCAGCAATGATTCAATCTTTATTAACGGAAATTGAAAAAATTACAGGTAATGAAGAATTAACAACATCTATTGGAGTATACAAAGATGCTACAGAAAATCTATAGAGATGGACAATTGTTTAGAATTCTTTAAAAGAATTTATTGGAAAAAATCCATTAAATACAACATTTTCAGATTATATTAAATTTCACGAAGACATTATAAGAACTATTGATAGTCAACCTGCTGCATATGAAGAATTAGGAGGATTAACTCCGGCAGATGGAGAAGAATATATACAAAAACGTAATTTGTTAGCTCAAAAAATGATTGCTGATTCTTCTGCTTTTGATGATTATGCTACAATGTATACTAGTATCATTAATTCTTTTGATGGAAAATCATTAGAATTAGTAACTGGATTAATTGACGCAGAACAAATGAGTTTGGATGAAATTACATCTGATTTTATTAATGTTTTAAAAATCTTTTTTGCGAATGCGGGTTAGTTAATTGATGGATTAACAGTTCAAAATTTACAAGAAAGTGAATTAATTAATTCTGTAATGGCAAATCGTCGAGCGGTTTTAGATTTTAATGAACATTAGACTGGATATGAAAAAGCAAAAACTGCGGCTTCAACCTTATCTCAAGATATGTCTATGGAAGAAGCTCAAAATTTATATAATAGTTTTTGGGGAAATAAAGACTTAATTGCTTTTATGCAAGAGTAGAATGATCCTTTAATTGATTTTGAATAGTTTATAGGAAAATCATATGAAGAAAGAACGGCTTATTTAGATGATGTCACTGAAAAATATTTAAACTAGGTTGAAAAAGATGCAGAAAATATTATTAGGACTCATGAGGAATCATTAACATAGTTAACAGAATAGGCTAAATAGATTTCTTCAGTTTTTGGCTCTGAAGAGAATACGTAGAAGGGTAAATCTCTATATGAGGGTTTTATTGGAAACTTTACAGAAACTGAAGATGGGTGGATTAGTAATTTAGATCCGTCTTAGGTGTATGCAGATAAAAACGCAGCTTTTGAAGCATATAAAATTACATAGGCAGAAGATTTTAAACTTTTTGGAGATCTTTCTTTAGAAGATTGGGAAAACTTTTATACAATTTAGCAAAATATAGCAAAGCAAAATTCTGATTTTGAAAATGCTCAAGGCTTCCTACAATGGATGCAATTAATTGGAGATGAGTCTCTTACAACAACAGAAAAAATTCAAACTTATTCAGATGCTGTTTCTAGTCTTGCGAGCGAATATTCTAATTTTGCAAAAACTGGAAAGTTAAGCACTAAAGCGATGTAGGATTTTGCTAAATTAGGTATTAATCCTAACAACATTAAAAATGCTACTGATTATATTGATGCTTTAAGAATAGCGAGAGATAATGCTTAGGGATTACTTGAAGATTTAATGTATGAAGGATACAATGCTGAAGGCCCTGGTGAAGGTGTTGAAGTTGGATCTGAAGAATACAATCAATGGTTGGAAGTTCGTAATCTTCAATTAGAAGTTATAGGATTAAATGATACTATTTTTAATGCTACAATTTCTAATGGCGAAGCACAAATTTCTGCAATGGAAGCAAGAGTGAATAAATTAAAAGAAGACGCTGAAAAGACAAAAGAAATGGCGGAAATTTTAGAATCTTCTATTGAATCTGGATAGTTAAGTTATCAACAGCAGGCTTAGTTAAAAGCTGAAGGTTTTGATCTAACAAGCTGGAATAAAGCAACAACTGCTATGGAAAGAGCAAATATCGTCGCAAAACAATATTCACAATATGCGATTGATATTGCAAAGGCTTCTGAAGAAACTTCGACTTTTTATGAAGATGCTGCAGATAATTTGCATGGTTTTGATGATAAAAATTTGACTTCAATAGTGGGAGATTTATCGGTTCAAGGAAATTTTGATAAAATACTTTCTGATATGGTTTAGTATGGCGATATGGCGGATGATACTGCTGCCGCTTGGAAAAAAGCATATGAAACGATGTCGTAGCAAACAGATGGATTCGCAGGAATGTCAAATATGGAAATTATTAGTAGCGTTCGTGAAGAACTTGAACGACTTGGTAAAGATGCTGGAGATGCAGGTAAAATTGCCGCAGCAAATGCTAAAGACATAATGAGCAACATGTTTAGAGATCTTGCGGATGAAAATGCGGCTGCGGCAGATGCTGCGGTGCAAGCTTGGGAAAATGCCTTTAATAGAATCGCAGAATTAAGAAAAAAAATACTTTCTGGGGAAAATATTCAAGATGATATTTTTGGTTAGGGTATTGATAATTTATTATAGGCATTTTTAGATTCTGGAAAATCTGATTACAGCACTTTTAGTACAGCAGTAAAAACTGGTCAGTATAAACCAGATTTACCAACTTTTGATAATATTGATTAGTTTTGGAGTAGTATTGGTCTTGGAGGTTTTATTAGTTCCGAAAGTAAAAATATAATGGATCTAGGTAAATATTATCATAATAAAGGCATAGAACAAGGTCTTAATGATGATGAATTATATGCTTATCAAGATGCTATGCTTCGTTCTGATTTATCTGCTTTATTAGATCAATATTTAGGTTCTAATGGAACTGATGCTTCTCAAAAAGATGCTATTATTCAAAGCTTTATGAAAAATGATACAGCTTCTATGTATGCGCTTAATGGTGAAATGGTTAGTGCATCAGCTCTTATTAGTTAGGCTGCACAGTTATTAAGTTCTACTGGCGAGCAAATGTTTACTGATATGCGAGAATATGCTTAGTTAGAAGAAACTGCGGCGGAAATTGGTGCAAGATCATTATCTCGTTATATGCTTACTGGTTCAGAAGGAGAAGCTATGACTAGTGTCTCTGGAGAAATTATGTCTTATGATTATATTTCTCAAGTTTTTGATGCGATTATGAGAAATCATGATGTAGAAACGCAATCAGATATATCTAGTACTGATACCGAATTATTAACTGGTGCAGGTATTTCTCTTGAAAACTTAAGTAATTTAACTTAGGCAGCTTCATCTTGGGGAGCTATGATGGAGGAAATGGCTTCTAAGTCTTATGATGATGCTTTAGCTATGGCTGGCGGCAAAGAAAAGTATGGTGTCGATGCACTTACTAATAAACATTATAATCTTGAAACGGGAACAAGTGATCCAATTGCAGAGCAGTTAGATGTCAAACTCGAAGAATTAGAGTCTGTAAGAGAAAAAATTGCTGATTCAATTGATGAAGTTGAACGTAGCGATTTTGAAGATTATAATATCGATACAGAAGCTTGGGAAGAACTTTCAGATACTATTCAAGAGACCGCTAAAGAATCTGAAGAATTGGCAGATAGTCTTGCCAATGATGCAGAAGCTGCGGATGAAGTGGCCAAAGATATATTGAGATATGAAAAAGCTGTGGATGCCATAAAAGATAAATATAAAGAATGGAATAAAGTATTAGAAAAGGGAGATTTAGCAGATTAGGCTGATATCGTTAAAGAATTAGATGATGCTTATTCTGATATGCTTGATTTGGATTACGGCATTTTATCTGATGAATTTTTAAAGAGTACAAAAAATCTGAACGACATGAAAGAAGCTGCTGAAGGTAACGAAAAAGCTTATGATCGTTTACAATAGGCTGCGAAAGAAGATATTGCTATGCAGGCAGGCTTAGATTTAGCTGGCTTTGAAAGTGATTTCCAAAGTTTAATGGATATGTATTATCAAGGTCAAAATTTAGCTGATATGGAAGTTGGTGCTTCTCTTAATAACGAAGGATTTTTACAAGGTTTGAGTGATATGGTTAATGCAGCTGGCTTGACTGCAGCGCAAGCAACAAGCCTATTATCTTCTATGGGTGTAGATGCTGAAGTAATTGAGACTCCTGTTGAAGCTGAAGATATAGCAGCAACAAGTTTAACTGCTACCCCTGGAACTGTATCACAAAACTATACTGTTCCTGCCGCGGCAGGCGGAACTGCGCAACAAACTTTAACCGCAACCTTTCCGACTGTTACATATTCAGCAGAACCAATTCCTTCTCCTATAAAAAAGACTGCTATGGCTTTGAAAGTAACTTCTGCCAATAAATCTTCTGGTGGTGGCTTTAAGCATTCTAAAGGTGGCGGCGGAGGTGGCTCCGGTGGCGGTGGCGGCGGAGGTGGCAAAAAGAAACAAAAAAAAGATAAAATCCGCCCACAAGATGAAATTCAGCGTTATCATAAGAATGAATCAACTTTAACTTAGTTGGGAAAAGAATTAGATAAATTAGAAAAAGCTAAAAATAGGGCTTATGGTGCTAAATATACTGATTTAATAGATCAAGAAACTGCGGCGCTGAAAAAAGAAATTGAAGCTTAGCGTGAATTGCAAAAAGAAGCAAAAGGATATATTAATTCAGATGGTTCTTAGTTAAAAAGCTTGGGTGCAATTATTGATGAAAATGGTGTTATCGCGAATTATGAAGAATTAATGCAAAATTGGATAGATGATTATAATGCTGCGATTGAAAAATGGAATAATAGTGAGCAAGAAGAATCAGATCAAGATAAATTAGATGAAGCAGAGTAGCTATTTGAGGACAGAAAAAAATTAATTGAAGATTATGAAGAAGCTTTAGACAAATATGCGGATGCTCAAATTGCTATTGAAGAAAATATTAATTAGATTTCAGAAAATACTCTTGAAGGTATTACCTATAAACTTGAACTTGAACTTGAAGTAAACGAACGAGATATTGAATTATTAGAATATTATTAGAGTAAATATGAAGAAGCATTAAATAATTAGGATGATTTATTTAATACTTTGATGTAGCAAGCTTCAAATTATGAAAGTAATTTTATTGCTTTACAAGAAGCTTATGATAATTTATTATATGAATATAGTCAACGAACTGAATTTGATGGATTGCAAGATGTGCATTTCGCAGAAGGTCTTGAAGAATTACATGAGCAAATGCTTGAAAATCTTTCAAATCTTGAAGATATTAAAGATCAAATTACTGAAATTTATGCCGAGACATTAGATTTAGCCGCGGAAGAAATTGAAAATGCCACAGAATCTTTAGAACATATGAATGAGACTATGGAATCTTATATTAGTATTATGGGGTTGGCTGGTCGTGAAACAGATTTTAAAGCATTACAAGCATTTTATGATGCACAGTATACAAATAATTTAAAGCGTTTAGAAATTCAAACAAAACATTTAGAAGAATTAAGAAAACAAGAAGCCGTATTCAGACAAAAAATTGAAGAAGATGGTCAATTAACTGAAATTGAAAAAGAACAATATCAAGCTTTAATGGAACATATTCGAGAAACTGAATCTACTATTGCTTCTACTACAGAAGAAACATTAGATACTTTAAGAGCTGGTTATGAGAAT